GATGATATTTCACCTGCAAAATACTCCATTCTTGACACCTTAAACATTATTACCACCTCACCATATTAACCATGTTAGACCATCGCAATAAACCCTTAACACTTCATTATTAGTCGTAATAATATAATCTGTATTGCCATCTATAGTTCCAACTATGGTTTTTGCATTTGCATCACGTGACTTAAAAATAAAACTTCTAAATTTTAACCTTGCGTTAGGCGGTGGAAGATTAACAGTAATAGAATTATATAGTTGCACTATACTGTCAGCTTCTTTTTCTGTTAAAGTGGCGTTTTCGGTTTTTGTAATTACTGTAGGATTAGTGTTAACATGTATATCTTTTGGTTTCGGGTTATTTGGATAGTTTTCTCCAACCGTTAGGTTAACACCTTTAATAATTAAGTTTCCACCTCCACCAACAAAGCTTGCGTATGCATCATAGCTGTTTTCGGTGTATTGAGTAGAAAAACTTTCGTTACTGCGGCTTGTAGCCTTAACTATTGATTTGGCATTAACTCCATCCAAATCTTGAAGACTTACTTCCTCGATAAGAAAATATTCAGGATCGCTCATGCCGAACTCAGCTAATTGAACAGTTAACTTTTGACCGGCTCTGAATCCCATATACTGAGTAGTGAAGGTTATTACTTTGGGGGTAACAAGGCCATACCGCTTTATGTTGTTAGATATAATTTTGTTGGCGTCAGGATAATATACTATTTGATCTCCTGCCTTTTGACCTGTTATTGCTGCAACCGTTACATTGTTTGCATCTACTACGGTTACAAGGCGTTTTGCATTATTCCTAGTGGTGTTACAAATCATGTCGCCAGTATTAAGGCCGTGGTTGGTAACAGTTATATTGGTTGTAGTAGTGCCGCTCTCCGCTGTCTTGGCTGTTGTGTTATCAATTTCGCTATCCTCGATAATTCCACCGTACACTCCAGAACCACCCTCTATATCCTGACGATCTTTTATACCTTGCATATATTCACCCCAAGTAACAATAACATCGCCAAAATCGTCAGGACCACCTCGGAAGAAAACTTTATTGCGGTAATTGATTTGGTTCTCTTCTAGTTCGATATCGCGAACATGATAATCCGTTAAGAAGTCATCTCCGGTTATAAGACCGTAGGGTGCATTTACGATTGTATCCTCCTGCTTAAAATGCAGCTTACGAGTGTTATCGATATAGCATTTATACCCAGAAGCATCTGCCATATCCTTGAGAATTTGGGCTATAGATATACAATTGCTTGGTATATCTTTGGGGTATTCGTCCCATAAGTAACCATCACCAAACTCAGCATAATCGTAAGTGATACCCTCCTCGACCAAATAGTTATCAATCATGTATTTTACTATGTCTTTGCTGTATGTTGGGCTGGACCAGTTGGCCATTACGGTACGGCGAGAAGGTAAGGTGTTGTAGCCTTCGGCAATTATGTCAGCAAAAAGATTAACCGTTTCTGCATTTATACGCCTTTTATTTACTTGCCTTATTGCACCGCCAAATATAAGTTCATTGTTATAAAGCACTTTTACATTCTGACCGCATCTGGGTAATAGAGCATCATTAGCAACTTTCATTCTAAAGCGGCAATCGTTTCGACGGTCCATGCGGTCAGATACTTCAAGGCTACCAGCTTTTATTAATTGGGTTTTGTCTATGTATTTATAAAGCCTTATTTCATCTCCTGCAACTTGGTTTGTGATCGCAAGTGGTATTGTAAATGTATTGGCATCTACAACGGTTATTATCCTACTACAAGGGTCGTTGTTGTTTGTGAACCTTCTACTTTCATTAACTATCATATCGCCAGTTTGTAATCCGTGATTAGTTATTTTAATTGTTGTTGTGTTTGTGCCTGTCTCAGCAAGTTTACTACCAACATAGCCTTGAATTAATACTTGAAATCCCATACAATACTCCTTTTCTTAGCAAAATAAAAACACCGCCTTATTTTAGACGGTGTTTGATTCCTATAAAGTTTTATTCCTGATATTGCACCTTCCCATTTTCATAGAAGAAGTATAATTTGTCTGCATCTGAATTAATATCTAATACTGCTACACACTCCCAAACTTCACCAGGCTTAAGCTTCTTTTGAGTTATTAATTGATATCCCTCAGGTGCCTTCACTGTTCTTATTATAGCACCTCTATTCCATCTTAACTGACTTGGCAACACGTCCTGGTCGTGTATGTCGATATTCTCAAACCTAAACCTCCATATCTCGTACTTAATGTCAGTATCTTTGATGCTTCCTTCTTCAACCTTACCCAATACTGATACCTTGAAGATATCCCAGCCCTGCATGTTATCATGGGCGATAAATTCATTCTTGCCAACACTCACTTTTGGGTTAGGTGTGCTTACTGGCGTTGGTGTTGCTTCAATCGGCATTTCTCCAATTTCAACCCGGCGTTTTGTTTCATTCCAGTTAACCTTTACATTGAGCACTTCGCCCAATGCTCTTAATGGTAAGTATGTGCTGCCGTCAACAACTATTGCCGGCTTACCCCTGTAGTCGTTGCCATTCACTAATATTTTAAATTTCGCAACACTGAATATATTGTTATTAGCCGCGTAAGAAAAACCCACCATAAGTATAAAACAACTGATAAAACCCATTATAAACTTTTTCATATGATAATACCTCCCTAATGTTTTATACTTACATTGTGTAAATTACAATACACCTTTTCTTTTTAGGCTTTTAACAATTTGGTCTGTTATTTTATCGGACAATCGTGTTGTATCTTCATCTTTCGCATTGCCATTAAAATTATTTATTACCTGTACAACATTTGCTTGGCTTGCCATGTCTCTTTTAACCGCATCGTAAGCAAGCGATGTAGCAATGTTGGATTTTTGACTAAATAAGCTGTTAACCTGTTGTAATTGTGCATTAGAGGCTTTTGCAACAACCTGTAATTGCTTTGCTGCACTTGGTCCCAATGCTGCCAACTCATTATACACATCCTGACCAATTATTCCTTGGTTGGCTTTTTGCTGCAATGTAGCAAGTGATTGTTGATAGGTCTTGAGAGCGTTTAATTGACCTTTTAGACGGTTTAGCCAGCGTTCCATGTTAATAGGTTGATCGTATGTGGCTTTCTCAAAAATACCCACAAAATTTGAGAATTCTTTGGCCTGGGAACGGATTGCGTCAATGAAATCTTTTATCTTATCTGTAAGTTTGTCGTAAGCATCACTACCAGTTGTACCAAGTGCTTTAAATTCCGCTGTTAAATCAGACACGGAATCAGGAATATCTATTTTAGGAGCCTCAATTTTTTCCCATTCCTTCATTATTTTTTCAGCGTCTCGCATTTGTTTTTGGGTCTCTTTAATCTTTTCGATCTGATTTTTTACAGCTTTATCAGCTGCTTGGATCTCAGGATCCAACGATGTACCAGGAGGAAATATTCCGGACTGTTTTCTTTTAACTAACTCGGCTTTTTGGCTTAACAAAGTCCAATAAGTTTGCATTTGCTTATAGTAATCATTTCTATATCTTTCTAGGGCTTGCTTTGCCTCAATATAACTTACCTGCAGCATTGCGTTACCCAAATCTCCTGCAGCTTCTTTCTGCCTTATCATTTCTGCGGTGGTTTGTATCATGCGATCTTGGGTTTTGCGTTGTGATTGCTCAAAAAGTCCGAATCCGTTTGTAGCTGCTATAATGCCTGTAACAAGTGCAGCTATACCACCTATTATCGCCACAACCGGATTAGCAGCCAAAAAGGTTAATGCTGTTGTTAATGCACCTACCACAAGAATTAACGGGCCTATTGCAGCTGTAACGCCTATAACTGCTAAAATTGCATCTTGTGTAGCTGGGTTAAGTTTATTCCAAGCATTTAAAAGACCGTTTGCAAAAGACATAAGTCTTTGCATTATGGGAATAAGCTTTTGGCCTATTTCTATACCTAGCATCGACATTCTTTCTTTCAACATTCTCAATTGATTTGATGGGCTGTCTAATGTTCTTGCCAAATCTCCTTGGGCTTTCTTAGTCATCTCCATTATAGTCATATAACGAGCAATGACTTTTTGTGCGTCTGTCATTTCCTGACCTTGTTTAATAAGTCCTTTATTGAGTGCGTAGGTTTTAACCATAGCATCGTTTACAACTATTCCAAGTCGTTTGAGCGGCTCAACCTCTCCGGATATACCGGATTGCAATTTTGCCATTGCGTCCTCGTTGGAAAGATTGTAAAAGCTGGCCATGTCATAACTCAACTTTGTTAAGCTTGTTGACATTTCATAGGCCGCTTGCTCAGATAGTCCCATTGATGCAAGCATTACATTATAAGTTCCTACGGTCTTTCTCACGTTGTAAGCATTTAATCCAAGACTTTTGGACAATTCTTCCGACCATGCCCGGGCTTTATTGGCCATACTTCCCATAGATTCAGTAAAAAGGTTTTCGCTCTCTACGGCTTCCGTGGCCATTTTTGTAAAGCTACCACCAACCGCCAATACTGGTAATGTTATAGCCATTGTCATTTTTGCACCTATAGTCGTCATTGTTTTACCAACCCGTGACATTGTGGACTGTGCTTGATTCATCTGCCGCGACCATTGGGAAATATCTGCAACAAACCTTGTTGTTATGGTCCTTATTGCACTACTAGCCATTAGTTACCACCTGCCTTTGCAATAAAGGTATCTCGCATTTTATCAGCTATGTGACCTTTTATTTGATCAAATTTGCGTCTTACTGTCTTTGCAGGAGGAACGTATTTTATTGATCCATCAGCAAGTGTCATTTTATGACCAGTTTCGTAGTGAAAAGCATAATTAAACCCTTTTGCGGCACTACCAATAGTAACACTTGCCATACTTTTATATTTTGTCTTACGCTTATTTAACTTAACCTTAACCTTATCTCTAATATGCTTATTGTCAGGACTTCGGGGAATAGCTTCACTTAAAAGAGGGGCCGCATATTGGGCACCCTCCAAAGCTACATCATTTAACACTGCTTTTCCTCTATCGTCCATTTGCCTTAATTCTTTTATAAGGCTTTCTATGCCTTGTACCTGCACTCTCATTACGGGCAATATACTCACCCCTCATCTATAATTATTTCTTTTGCACCGTAAGCCCTGGCAAGTGCTAACACTTGTGCTTCCATCGCCTCGGGTGTCATAGGTTCTGACATTTTAGGTTCTAGCAAATCCTCTAATGTTGGATATTTAGCTTTTTCGCTGAATACACAAGCAACACCCTCGGCTACCATCCTACCCACCCACCAAGCATTTACAATGGGTAATCGATTCTCCCTGTTAAGCCTTTCGGCAAATGCTTCAACCTTGATAACTAATTCAACAAAAGTAAGATCGAGATATTGATCATAAGTCATACCTAATTGACCGACGGCTATTTTCTCAAATGTATTTATTTGAGTTTCTAACCAATCGGTCTCTATGCGTTTGGGTCAATTTCTCCCTCGGTAACCTCTGTTTTCTCTTCTACTTTTGCACCAGTAGCAGCACAAAAAGCCTCGACAACAATTTTGTAAATTGATGATATGTCGTCAACATATTCATCTAATAAATCAACTACTTTATTGACGTTAATATCTTTATCCTCATGCTTAAACCCTGCACAAAGTAATTTTGCGATAACTTCAACGTCACATTGTACGGCATCGCTAATAATATGCATTATTGGTTTTCCGCATAAAGCTTGGGCAGTAATTAAGGCTGAAATATTAAACTTAATCCGCCTTGGTTTATCTAAAACTATTTCTTTGTAAGGTACTGCCATTGTCAATCAATCCTCCTTATGCCCTAGCTACATTAATTCTGTATACTTTTGGGCTTTTGCCAGTTTCCTTAACTGTAATGTCGATAGTAGTTACCGATCCAGCAGCACCCAAATTAATTGCACTAGACTCAACACCCGAAGCAACTGTCACTGACTGCGATCCGGAAGTAATTGTACATGTACCAGCTGCAAAAGTTGGCTTTATTGTAACGCTACTTACACCTGTAAGAACTGTAGCGACATATGGATTTTCAATGCCATATCTTGTTGCGGAAAAAGCAGGATACCAAACGGCACTACCGGATAAAGTCAAAGCAGTAATGTTGTTTGACATTGTTATTCCTAAGTATGTATCTCCACTTATTTTTATACTGCCCTTAAATGGTATAACTCCGTTAGGTTCTGCAGCACCAAATGTTAATTCCTCAACATATCCACTAAATGTAAATGTAGTTCCGGTTGTGGTTGGAAACGTAATTGCAAAATTTTGCAATACTCCGTTGTCATAATCTGACTGCAAGCCCATTTGTCCTAGCGTGTCGCCAGGATAAAAATTACCTTCAAAAGATATGCTTCCGGTACGTTTTAGCCCTGGAATAACCTCTTCTTTTTGCCCAGGTGATTGTAATGTTGTAACATCAATCATGTCGCGTTTTAAGCTTATATCGCCTATTTTGGTGAGTTCTGCAATAACATTGCCGTTTCTTGATAGGCTTGTGCCCATCCCTAAAGTTGCATTACTCATAATAATATCAACTCCTATTCTGTATAGTAAAATTTAAATTCGATTTTGTAAGTATGATCCTGTATTGGATCGCTGTAATCCTTGCCTAAAATGACCTCGATTTCAATCATTTGAACATTAAAACCGTTCATATCACCTTGGTAGTTTTTAAATGCTTTTCTAAGCTGTTTATAAACTCCAAAAGCTTCCTTATCTGAATTACCGTGACAGTCAAATTGATAATTGACGATTTGTAATTCCTGTTCCCCTTCAAGTGTATACCAAACATCGGATGATATAAGATGGTAGACTATAGCCGGCAATGGCTTATTTTGTGGTATAAAATCAGGATAAACCCTGCCACTAATTAAACTATTTAGACCACTATAACTTTTCAAATACTGTGTAAATGCCTCATGAAACTCCATCTTATATCACTTCCTTTGCAGATATTAAGTATTGCTCATTTGCCTCATCTACGTTGTCAATCCCTAATATGTCAAATATCCTGGTGCCGTACAATATGCGGTGCTTAGTTTCAAGTCCTGAAAAGTATCTAATCTTAAATACTTTTGTGACTTCTGCATATTTTTTTTGGGCTTGATAAAATTCCCTTGCACCTTGTGATAGAATATCACTCCACACCGTTTTTAATGCTGTCCAGTTTTCTTTTTCGCTTCCATCCAGTTGTTCGACTGGCTGGTTCTGTTGTATCGTTATTTGCTTGTTCAGTTTCCCTGCTGATATTGGCATCTTCCAACACCTCTTTACATTTACCCTGTCGCTCCCATTCCTTAAGAGTTGCAGCAGTTATAAAAATACCAGGACTAACGATTTCATTTATCATATAAGTCCTAGTTGGGGTTAGAATCTCTTCTAACATGATATATTGCATTTTGATACCTCCTAAAAGGTAAATACCCTATTCGGATAATAAATCCGGTTTACTGTGTCAATATGGTCTTTCGGGATTGCCTCGTCTCTATACTTGTAAAAAAGCCCTACATGGAACAGCATCGCGTTTTTAAAGCATGTAGGAATAACGACACTCCCGTTATATCCACATACAAAGCGAATACGGACCGCATTAATTGGGTAAGGTGTGAATATAGACCAATGCTTTCCATAGGCTAACACTACTTTCCCTGGCTCATTGTCAATGTCAACTATGTAATCAGTAAATGTGTGTTCTGTTCCTGCTGAATCTTTGTAGGTTATGGAGGTTATTGACTGTAACGGCGGTTTTGGTATCTCTATATAATCCTTACACGGAAAATTATCTAAGGTCAATTCCCATGTTTGAGTACCAAAAGCCCTTCGTGTGTAGCTCTCTCCATGTTCCCTTGCTGACGTTATCCAGCTATTAAGTTGGGTGTCCTCACTGGTGTCTTTTGGATCAAGTCTTAAATGTTGCTTGACCTCTGCTAATGTTATAGGTTCGGTTGCTATTGGGTTAATTAATTTTAAGCCCATAATCATCACCTACTTTCGAGCAAAATAAAAAG